TGATGCAAAAAAGATGATGGTTTTGGTTAATTTTCGTTCGACATCTTTGCAGGCAGATAAAAAAGCCCGATAAGGTCAGAGGTGGCTTATCGGGCTTTTGCATATGAGGCTTTTTGGTGCACTGACACACATGATCGGGATAATCATTTCATAATTTGCAACGCAATTCAATATCATTGCACAAAATGCAATCATGATTATAATCATAACTGGATGAACATCCAGTTATGATTTTTTAAGTCAAAGAGGAATTTCTTACTATGGCTGAAGAGAAAAAAGGCGGTGTTTCGGTGTACATAAGCCCCGACATCGTGAAGGCGCTCAAGGAACGCCACCAGCAGAACGTAAAAGCAGGCATTGCGGCAGGACTTGATCCGCTGGCGATGGTTGAGCCGTCAACAGGCTGGCAGGTACGCGCCTATTTACGCGCGGCGCTGGGTATGAATCAGGTTCACGGGGGTGAATAATGACAGTAAAAGCAATAGCACTTAACACTAACCAGCTTTTTGCGTACCTGAATCGCGAGGATATTGCGGAATTTAAATTCAGTCCGCTGTTTACCGCGCTGTTTTTCCCGAACGTGGCGACATTCAACACACAGGACATCATGTTAGATAACCTGGATATTGAAGAAGTCACTATGTCGGCGTTTTGTTCGCCTATGGTTGGTAGCCAGGTTCAGCGCGATAAAGGGTACGAAACAAGCATTATTCGCCCTGGCTACATGAAGCCAAAACACGAAATCGATCCATTAAAAACAATAATGCGCATGGCTGGAGAAGATCCGGCACAGCTTAACGACCCTACCTACCGCCGTATGCGCCTGATTACTGGCAACATGCGCCGCCAGATAAACGCCATTAAAGCGCGCGTGGAATGGCTGGCGGTGAATGCGATAACGACCGGAAAAAACATCATTGAGGGCGAAGGCATAGAACGCTATGAAATCGACTGGAAAATACCGGAAAACTGCATCATAGAGCAGGCCAAGGGTAAAAAATGGTCTGAGCAGGATAAAGACATACACGACCCAATATATGACATTGAACTATACGCAGATCAGGCAGGTTGCCCCGCCAACGTCATGATTATGGGCGTTGATGTATGGCGCATGTTACGCAGCTTTAAAAAATTCCGTGAACTGTACGATCTCTCCCGTGGTTCAGAATCCGCCGCAGAGCTGGCATGTAAAAACCTGGGAGAAGTGGTGAGCTTTAAAGGCTATCTTGGTGATCTGGCCCTTATCGTCTATTCCGGCAAATACACTGACAGCGACGGCACAGAAAAATATTTCCTTGAGCCTGATTTGCTGGTCCTGGGCAACACCAACAATAAAGGGCTGGTGGCCTATGGTGCGATTATGGAACAGGAAGCGGTAAGAACGGGCGCAACGCAAAACATGTTTTACCCGAAAAACTGGATTGAAGACGGCGATCCGGCGATTGAGTACGTGCAGACACACAGCGCACCGCAGCCTGTTCCGGCAGATATTCGCAAATTTGTTACCGTCAAAATTGGTTAACGGTGGATTCTATGAACACTCCATACATTGAGTTATTTGCAGGCAGTCAGCAGGTATCAACGACGCTGGTACATTTTGCCGCTGATGCTGGCGTTATTCAGGAATTTACCCCGCTGATGCTGGCGGACAATGGCGAGTTTAAGCCGTGGGATGGTCAGGAATCTGGCAAGGCTGTTTATCTGACCTCGTACCCCGTTGACACGTCGACGCAGAAATCAGCACAGTGCTATAAGACGGGGATATTCAATATCGCCGCCGTTAACTGGCCTGAGAGCGTCGACACCGATGCGAAAAAATGCGCCGCCTTTGCGGGTTCTGGCGTATCCGTTCAGCCGCTGGCAGGGGGAACGATGGCAACGAATGAAAGCATCATGGCGCTACCGCTGGCGAGTAAATTTAAAGCCGAAGCGCGGGCAATGGCTGACAGAGGGTTATCAACCTACGAGGCCGTATATCAACTCAACAAACTGGAAGAACAGGACAAGCCGCGCGCTGATGCGATTATGGCGCTTCATGAACATAACGACTATCAGCCGCTGTTACGTGCAATGGCAAACGTGCCATGTATTAGCGTCGATAATGCTCGTGAAATCCTGAACATGACCATAGAGCAGGAGCGCCCAAAGGTTGCACCAGAGCTTACCGCAGCCTTTGAAAACTTTATGGACATGCACAGCCCGCAAGCCGTATCAGCTGGCATGGCGTACGATGGCAGAAACCAGGGCGATGACGGCGACATCGATCGCATACTGAAAACCATCTGAGACAAGGCCGGAGAAATCCGGCTTTTTTTTACGGGTCCTTTCCGGCATATGGACCCGTTACGGGGCGGCGACCTCGCGGTTTTTCGCTATTTATGAGCCTTTTCAGGGGGGTGGTGGTGGTTTTGTTGTTTGCTCTATCTTTATGAATGAAAAGGGAAAGATGCAAACAATACACCAACCTGAAGCAGTAATTAAGTTGGTGTATTAATGAAATCGCACCTGATGAACAAAAAAAACATGGCGAAAAGCTGCCGTGTAAGTGCGACAGCGTTCGACAAGTGGGGAGTGACTCCCGTTGAACGTAAAGGCCGTGAGGCGTTTTATGATGTTGCCAGCGTGATAGACAATAGGGTTAACAATGCAATTAGCCAGCTTACAAACGACAAAGGCGATATTGACGATGATGAACTATTACGAGTCAGGATCAGATTACTGACAGCGCAGGCGGAGGCGCAGGAGCTTAAAAACGAGCGCGAACGAGGCGACGTTATTGATACAGGGTTTTGCCTGTACGCGCTTTCAAAGCTGGCGAGCCAGATTTCTTCAATCATGGACAGCATCCCGCTTACTATGCAAAGGAGCTTTCCACACATTACCCCAGCCATGCTGGATGGGCTTAAAAGGGAAGTGGTTAAAGCCTGTAATGCCAGTGCCAGAGTTGCCGACAACCTCCCACAGATACTGGCTGATTACTTGAAAGAAACAACCGGAAACGTACCGGAAAAGTTGCAGCAGAATAAAGATAAGTAACGTAGTACGCTATGACTGAATCCGAAATACTGCGATTAATCCGCCGCGTCTCTGGAATCAGCCAGCAGGCTGACGAACAGACCACGCAGCCGGACAGCGTGACAGCCGAAAACTATGCGCGTGTGGTTGCTGAGGTGATGCGCCGTGATGGTATCCAGCTTAATGATGTGGATATGCGCGACATACGGATCCGCGTTCTTGAAATGCTGGCCTACAATCGCCGCGTTGAGATGTATCGGGAGAAAGAAAAAATAACGTACCACTGGAAGAAGCCGGAGCGGTTGCGGCGGTAACTGGTTGATATTTTCGGAAACCTCAATTTGAGGAGGCCGGAAGCGTCACCCTTTAGATTCTGAATGGTGATAATCACCACGCCCAATCGTGACGGAGAGTGACAGCCAGTGACACGCCGTGACAAAAGACGGTTTAACCGTTAATTAAAAATCGACGGGATTTTGTGTTTTCCGGACGACGTAGCCAACGTCATTTTTTAGCGAAAAATTCTGATTAAGGTCATTGTCTGAATGGTCATAATGACCACGCAGACCATCAAGGCAACCATAACGATTTTCGTTACGGTTGATGTGTGCCTTCGTCCGGCATTCGGACGATATAAGGGATGGTCATAATGACCACTCCTACAGAACAGGTAAAACCCACCAGCCTGATTAACAGTTAACCGGAAAAAAAATCCGGCATGGGGGGGGAGTGGTTAGCCACGAACAACGAATAAGCTGGACACCGCGCCCCCTCTCACGCAGAGAAAAAATTACCGTTTCGTAGTAGTTAACATGTTAACTGCCTGATGAAGCGTTGTTGTTGATTTTGTCTTTATGATTCATCTGGTTGCGAGCAAAAAATGTTAACTACCTTTTTGGTAAAAATGTTAACAGGGCAGAGGTTAACATTAACCTAGCGTAAATCCCGATATGGTGATCACCATATCGGGGAACATCCACCAGCTTAAAAACGAATGAGCGAAAAAAAATCCAGGTAGAATCATGGAAGTCGCTAGGGCAATCGCCGTTTAAATTGTGCATTTTTTCAGCAAATTATTTTAGTTATACGTTTGGTTATACGGTTTAAAAGTTGAATCAATAATATTTATTAAAATCATGCGGTTACATGCTAAATTAAACTACTCTCGTGCGACCAAAAATCCCAAGAAAAAACCAACCCTTACGGTTGGTTTTTTTATATCTGCAATTAATTCGATAAACAGACCGTGACACATCACAGCCTGTTTATTTTCTGTTATCAGAACGTCCAGACCACACCCGCCTGAGTATTCCACGGCGATTCTACCCCTGCGCCATTGCCATAGCTGACTGACAAATGACCGCTTAACGTCGGGGTAAACGATGACCTTATACCAGCCTGATAAACGCCACTG